TTGAGGTGCGATTGTTGTTTCAACCCCAGCAGTAATACCGATATTATAATTACCAACGTTTTTAAACTCATTTGCAACTGATACTTGTATAAAAACATCAGGTTTTTTATCTAAACTTAGTACTATATTCTCTAATACTTTCTTTCCAAATTCCGTTTGAGGGTCTATTTGGTCTTGTGGAGTATTTCCCCATCGTGTTGGTACAACTTTCACATCATACTTATCTAATTCAAATAATGATTTCAAGATATCTCTTGAATGGTCACCATAACCACTTCTTGTTGCTATTGGTGCTTGAAATACTAATATTGGTTTACTCATGTTCTTTTTTTAATTTTTCTTCTTCTTGTCTAAGACACCTATTAATAGACATCTCTGTTAACTTTGTTATCTCTTCTAGTTTTTCTGTTTCATGTGGTGAATTGTAACATTCAAATTTAGTTCCAGAATGTACTTCATTATCTTGTAGAATTATTAAATGATAATCTTCATTTAATTCTTTCATTTGGTGTATCGCACTTCGTGAAGAATCCACTTGGGATTGAGTCCAATATCCTGGAAATCTTACTACAAATACTGGTTTAGACATTATCTAAGTTTATATACGTTAGATTTCTTTTTAGGTTTAAAGTTCTTTAAAGTAGTTTCAATACCATCTGTCATCGTTTTACACATATTAGTATTACTTAATCCCATTTCTCCAATGAATTCATCTCTACCAATCGAACCAGCTTCTCTTCTATCTTCTGGTGATTTATCATACCAATATTTGATTGCATCTGCAACTTCTTCTACATCTACTTTATCATCAATGATATAAGGAGTTGGAATAGAACCAACCATAGTTTGAACTCTAGGCCAAACTGGCTTTACCCATTCACCATGTGTTACTTTATCTTCCCATTCTCTCCAATTATGTAGAGAGCCAATTTCCTTATAATCCTCTGAGGTAAAATATTTACCATCTGATTTCTTTTTAAATCCACATTGGTCTTGTAATCCACCTGTAACATTTATGATAGCAGGTGTTCCAGCCATAATTGATTCTGCAGTTGTTAATCCAAACCCTTCGTTACCTGCAATATTAATTGTACAATCTACGATATTGTAAATCCAATTCAATTGTTCTTGGTTAACTCTCTCGGTTGAGAATTTAATATCACATCCAGGCGCAATTCTATCTGCAACTTCAAATAAATCAGTACCATTCGGGTCTTTTGGTGCAGTATGCATTATTAAACATACTTTATCTCTATCTTCTTCAGGTAATTTATCTACGAATTTTTTAAATGCCCAAATAACATCTGATGGTTGTTTACGTTTGATATTTCGGTTCATCCAAAATAATATAAACTTATACTCTTTATTATCAGTTACTTGTTTTCTAAAATCTTCAGGTACGATAGTTGGTTTGTAAGTTTCTGAATTAATACCATGTGGTACATAAGATACTTGCGAATCTTCTAAAGGTTTGATTGTTTCTGAATCAATATTACCAACTCTACTTACAATACCATAAGTTTGTCTTGAGATACATCCCAACCAATCACATGATTCGTAATAGTTTCTGTTGTAGTGAGGGTCTGGTAAATCATCCCAAATATGATAAAATAAAATTGGAAGGTTTTGTCTTAGTTCTGCTTCCATTTCATACAACCATCTCCAATATCTTGGGTCTGTAAAGTGTAGAATTGCATCAGGTTGATGTCTCATGATTAATTCACGAAGAATATTAGCATCTCCATAACCAGTCCAAGGAATGATTTTAAGAGAAGCATCTTTTACTCCTGTTAACTTTCTCATATCATCACCCAAGTCAATTTCTTTACCCTTTTCTGGATGATTAACTGCTGCTCCTAATTGAACCCAATGATACTTATCAATTGTGCCCAAAACAAGTTCCTTAGAAACTGTTGCTATACCTGATGACATTCTTAAGTCATCCGATAACAATAGAATTTTTTTCTTTTCCGCCATATGTAACCTTTATTATTTTTAAATATTCGAGTATCTTCTACGGTTTGCCCATAGAACTCTCTTACTTCTGCCCGCAAATTTCTTTTTAGAAACTAAATCATTAAAACTATCTCTTAATGAATTTAATTGTGGGCCACTTGCACTACTTGTTGTCATTTATTCTACTTTTCTCTTAAAATTGAGAGCCACTTGATTGTAACCCACTATAAGTATTTATTTCGTTCTGAAATGTGCTATCTTCTATGTACTTATCTAAAGAACGATTTACTAATTTTTGTAGGGTTATATTTGAGTCAAATGATATTCTCTTAAATTTTGAGTAAACATCTTTTATAATCTTTACCGTTGTTAATTTTGTGTTTGCCATAACTTATCTATCCTTATTAATTATTTGTTACATATAAATATATAAAAATATATAAAACAACAAATTATTAGTTTATTTTAAGTCCATGCTGAACACAATCCTCTTTGTTTGAATTCACACCAATCACAAGGTTTACCTTTATTGGTAGGAAATTCTGTTTGTATTATCTCACCAGCATCCCCAAATACAGAATCAACAAAGAACATAAAGTTCTTCCATGCCATATTCATAGATGGAGTACCATTTGCAGGAACAAACTTAGATATTCTTGGGATAGGAAAATCTAATCCTTCTGCAATTTTTCTTTTAAGTATCTGATACTCTACTTTAATTTTATTTAGGGGTATGTTATATTTTTCTGAGTAAAACTTTTTATATAGTAACATCTGTGATGTTTTAACCTTATCATTCTTTTGATACTTACTCCAACCTCTTGTAGCAGTTTTTAAATCAATGATAATATATTCATCTTTAACTTTATCTTTTAATAAAACATCAATAAAACCAATGAAGTTAACACCAGGTTTAATCTCAGCATTCAATCTTTGTTCTATTGCTACTAGTTCGAATCCACTTTTAGTATATAACTTATCTAATTTAGAAGTAAAGTATTTTAATATCTTCTTTCCATCTTCAAAGAATTCTACTAATTCTTCTTGAGTACATGGATTATCCTCACCCATCTTCTCTTTATATTTGTTGAAGTGTTCTACTAACTTATCCTTTAACATTGATTCAAGAGGAAGTTGGAGTGCTTGTTTTTTGGATACATTATACATTACATCTAAGAAATGTTGTACCACTTCGTGCATTGCACTACCAAAGATAAGATGAATATTAGCATTACTAATACCTAACTTATCAATATAATTTAATTTGTACTGTTGTTGGCATGAACTATACATACCGTACTGAGAATAACTTACTCTTGCCATATTTTTATGTTTTAATTATGGGTGTATTATCACCCCTTTACTATGTAAAGATACGAAAAATAATTGGAATATACAAGCTTTTCTATTTAAGTTTCAACTTTAATTTGGTAATCATTTTCTTTTCGATTCCATATTTGGTACAGATGTATAGTATGTTTTCTCTACCTTCCTTAGTTGCGTAAAGTATTTCACAATATTCTTCTGCTTGTTTAGATGAGCATTGAAAGTCTTGTCTGATTAGTTCAACTAGAAAACCTTCGTACTTATCAACCTTCTTGCCCTTTATGTATTTCATATAATATCTACCCTTTGGTAAAATACCTATTAATAGAAGATATAAAGATTTTGGTTCTAGTGTTTGTGTGTATGGTTGTATTTCTGAAAGAACTTCTATCCAATCAGGATTCATAGAAAGAAATCTATGTATCATATAGTTACTCCAAGTCTTTTTTGAATCTACATCCAACGTATCCCAATACTTAGGATTTTGTACTGATGTTATATTTGTTATGTGGTCGAATAATGTTCTCTTTGCTGCCATTATATATCTTTTTCTTCTATCAAAGGTAATTCAATTGTTGTTGGTAAATCTTTATCTGTATGAAATTCATTAAATAATTCATAAGATTCCATATGCATATTACAACATGTTTTTTCAGTTTCATCAATATGTACAGAATATACTTCTACTTCTTGTGCATTTAAAACATCATCAGTAATATCTGTGTATTCTCTATGTACCAATTCATAATCATCAAACTCAGTTGGTAATGCATTTAAAAACTTTCTATAATCTTTAATTGTCATCTACTTTTTTTTTAACTGCTCAGGTAATAATTCTTGAACAATTTCTCCACAATCTCCACATAGATATAATTCTACTGGTATGATTGCATCATTTGGTGTACCTGTTACTATTTTAGATACTTTTAAGAACTTGTTTGCTGGAATGAATACTGTTCCTTTACATTCTTGACATTCCATTTCGGTTGCTTTTGAAAAGTCTATCTGTGGTTTGTTTGGTTGGGAATTCGCTCCTCCTAATATTTGTGCCATAATTTATTTATTTAATCGAACCATTGTGAACGGTCTGTTTTTACATTCTTTACTGTTTTTTTTAACATCTCGATTTCCTTTTGTTTCCATAGTTTGCTATTAACCTTATCTTCTGCTTCTAGTTCATTCTTTCTACCAATATCATTAGCTTTTTTAAGTTCCTCATCTGTTATTTCCTTACCTTGTTGTGCTAATGATAATGCAGTAAATCGTTTGGTGTGATATGAACTAAGTGGTTTTGTAAATTGTTTAAGATATTCTGCCTTAGCATCTAGGTACTCTAGGAATTTATCAAAATCTTCTTCACCTAACTTATCTAGCTCTTCATCCGTTAATGGATTATCGTGATCGTATATCATATACTTAAATGTGTTAGTTTTTCTTGTAATCTTTTCATATGTTTACAAGGTGAATAAGAACGAAAAGAACGTGCTGGACATTCACAATCATCAATCTTGTAATCAGTTACCCTTACTTGATAGTACGATAACTTACCTGTCTTTTTGTTACGAGAACCCATTTCTCTATAATACCAACTATTTGTCATAACCAACGAATTTTAAATCAATATCATTAACTAATCCCTTACTTACAAAGTAACTCCACTCATCATTTAACCAATAGTTCTGTACGTTTTCAAGTGCTTTTAAACAACCTTTATGTAAATCTTCAATAGTGTATCCATCACCGTATTTAACATCACCACACAAATCTATAAGTTCATTGAGTACATCCCAATTATCTTTGTTATTATTGATTTGTGTTTCAATTTCCATCTTCATGAAATCTGCAACATAATCATTGTAATCATACATTTCGTTACTCCAAGGTTTTACTGTTTTAGGTATTATCATATCTTTTAGGTTTTAAGGTTTATATCTTGGGGATACTTCCCCACTCATTTACTATGTAAATATACGAAAAATAAATGAATTATCCTAATAAAATCGATAAAACTTTTGAAACTATTTCTTTTTTATTTCCATATTCACTTGATATCACCTTTCCTCTCCTAAAAGCAACAATCATTGGTATGTTGGTTAAATCAACCATTTCTCTACTATCAGGAAAATTGTCTGGATTAACAAATACAAATGGGATATGTCTATTTTGTTGTTGGTTAGAAACTCTTTTAAACTCTGGTTTAAGAATATCACAATTCCCACACCAATCAGTACCAAACATAACCATAAGTTTTGGTTGTGTTCTTACCAATACATCAAGTGAATCTGTTTCTAATTTTATCATAGTAAAGGTCCTGCACTACCACATTTGATTGCGGCTTTCATTCGTTGTTCTTCTAACCAAGTTAGATAGTTCCAAAGTTTTTTTAATTTGTTTATCATATGATACCTACAATTTGTATAATAGTAGCCATAAAGGTTATTTCCTTATCTACAACCATACTATCCTTATATTGTCCTTCTGAAAGAAGTAGTATTACATTTGATGTATTATCACCTGCATATTCAGCAACTTTTTCATAAAGATATCCATATAGTTCAGAGAAATCTTGAATACGTGAATCAGCAACTGCTTGTCTGATATTCTTCCATTTATTAGGTTTTGCATCGTTACCTTTAAGAATATCAACAATTTTGATTTTAATATCAGAAGATAATATATTACTAACATCAACCTTTAATTCTCCTTTAGATGAATTTAATTGACAAGTATTAATAATCTTTCTAATATCGGGATAAGATGCATCTATAATAGGAACTAAATCTTTTAATTCGAACTTAACATTTTCTTTACCAAGTATTTGAGATATCTGTACTGCTACATCTTTTTTGGTTGGTGGTACAATCTGAAAGGTTTGACATCTTGATTGTATTGGGTCAATTACTTTTTCAACATAATTACAAGTTAATATAAACCTACAATGTTTTGAGAACGTTTCCATAAGGTTACGAAGAATCGCTTGTGCATTTGGTGTCATGTAATCGAACTCATCAAGAATAACAATCTTTGAATTTCTAAATCCTATTGTTGATGCAAATCCCTTTACCTTATTACGAACTGTATCTACATTATTCTCATCAGATGCGTTTATAATAATATGGTCACAATCAATTGAATTTACAATTAATTTTGCTAAAGTTGTTTTACCTGTTCCTGCTTTACCATAAAAAAGTAAATGTGGTACATCACCACTTTGTAAGTAATCTGCAACCTTAGTTTTAAGGTGTTCATTTCCTACATACTCATCTAACTTTTTGGGACGGTATCGTTCTACCCATAAACTATTGTTTACTTCTTCTGTTTCTTTATCTTCGAAAAATGCCATTTATACACCAGAGTTTTTAACTTCCTTAAGGAAATCAATTAAAGTTTCTAATTTAGTAATAAGTGTTTGCTTACCATTTTCATCAATTCCTCTTTTATCGGTTTTGTTTATTTCACCGATAATATCGTTTAATGATGAAGCGGCTACCATTAAGCCATCTGTTTTTGAGTTAAGAAAATTCTCCGAGATTCGGAACTTCTTACATACATCTTGTAAATTCATAATTATCTATTTTTATTTGTTATACAAATATACGAAATTTATTTGGAATATCCTAATAGTTTCATAATTTTTTTTACTGATTTTTGTCCTACCTTAATTGTATGGTAAGGAACATTATTTTCTTCTAATACTTTTTTACACAATTTATCTATCTCTAATGATTTTTCATAATCTTGAAATCTTTCATCATCATTGTGTATAGTTTCACCTCGTTCTAATAAGATATTGATACAATCATATTTTCCATGTAAATCAATAACTAAATTATGGAAAGATTCTCCGTAAAATTCAGCAGGATATCCTTCTGTATAGTATCTATGATAAATAGTAGAAAATAAAATAGGTGAATCTATTACTATATAATCTACTTTACCATAACATTCTGCTATTCCTCTATGTTGGTTTGCAAATACATAAAGTTGGTCTGATATTGCTGGTATGTTGTGGTCCCAAGCTAATTTCTTTGGAAATTCATAGGGATTGTTACAACTTATATGTTTCTTTTTTAATTTATAGGTGATTCCATTTGCT